GTAATACCTACAAAAAATTCTACACAAGAAGCATGGGATGAAGCCTATGCAAAATTAGGTAGACCAGAAACTGCAGATAAATATAATTTAAAAATTGAATCAGACATTGTTAAGATGGATGAAAACGCAATCAAATCTTTTGCAGAACAATCTCACAAACTTGGTTTAAACAATCAACAAGCAGAAGGCATATTAGATTTTTATAAAAATAATATGGAAGGCACAGCTCAACAATCAAAGATTGATACAGAAACTGCACAAGCTCAATCTGAACAACAGTTAAGACAAGAATGGGGTAGAGATTTTGATGCTAAAGTACAACAAGCTGGTGCATTAGCAAAAGCAAACATTAATCCAGAAGTATTAGATATGACTTTATCAAATGGCACTAGACTTGGTGATCATCCAGAAATTATAAAAGGTTTTGCAAAGATAGCAGGTATGATGTCAGAAGATAAAATTGTTACAACTGAAAGCGAAGATGTTAATACAGTTGCTGACATAGAATCTGAAATATCAGCTATTACTAATGATACTGATGGACCTTACTGGAATAAACAACATCCGGATCACGATAAAATGGTTCAACAAGTTTATACATTAAGGGAGATGTTAAATGCAGATAAACAATCTTAATGATCAAGAAATTCGGTTAGAAATATTAAGAATGGTAAAAGAGACAGGATCAGAACAACAAAAAAATGATCCCTTGCCTTTTGCTGAAAAATATTATAACTGGGTAGTAGGTAAGAAAATTCGCAAGAACCTTATTGACAAGAAGGAATAGACTTCTGCTCTAAAAGAGTTTAAATCCAAGAATTGCCTACTCATTTGAGTGGATAACCTTTCTGATTATTTTAACTTAATAATAATAATAATGGAGAGACAAATATGTCGTCAAATATAACTACAGCTTTTGTACAGCAGTATTCTGCAAACGTACAAATGCTATCTCAACAAATGGGATCATTATTAAGAGACAAAGTTAGACAAGAAAGTGTTGTCGGAAAAAATGCTTTCTTTGATCAAGTTGGTTCAGTAACTGCTCAATTAAAACAGAGCAGACACTCGGACACTCCGCAAATAGACACTCCTCACTCAAGAAGAAGAGTATCTCTTGCAGACTACGAGTTCGCTGATCTTATTGATCAACAAGACAAAGTACGTCTTTTAATAGACCCAACATCTTCATACGCACAAGCCGCTGCTTACGCAATGGGTAGAGCTATGGATGATGTGATTATCTCTGCAGCAACTGGTACAGCTTTCACAGGCGAAACTGGTTCTGGAACTGAAACTGCACAAACTGCAATCGCAGCTAACGTAGGTTCAACTACAGGATTAAACATTGACAAACTTTTAAAAGCAAAAGAAAAGTTTGATTTAGCAAGTGTTGATCCTTCTATCCAACGATACATTGTTGTTGGACCGGAGCAGATGAGTAATCTACTTGGTACAACTCAAGTAACAAGTTCAGACTTTAACTCTGTAAAAGCATTAGTACAGGGTGAAGTTGATACTTTCCTTGGGTTTAAATTTATAACATCCAACAGACTTGCAAAAGCGGGTAATGACAGAACTTGTATTGCCTTTGCTCAAGATGGAATCACTCTAGCAGTGGGTAAAGATGTTTCAGCAAGAATAGACGAAAGAGCAGACAAATCGTATGCTACTCAAGTTTACTATTGTATGAGCATTGGTGCTACTAGAATGGAAAAAGAAAAAGTCATTGGAATAACTTGCACAGAAGCATAATAGGAGGATATATATATGGCTAATTCAGTACAATACGCAAAAACTATAGATACACCTTCTGTTAAGTTAGACACTACAGAACTACATGGTAGAGTTAGAGTTGCTTACGCAGAGTTTACTTCTGCATCAGCTCAAGAAACTATCAATATGTTCAAGTTGCCTAATGGAGCAAGAATTATAGGTGGAAGATTAAATCATGCAAACCTTGGTACAGGCACAACTCTTTCAGTAGGACACGCAGCATACGTTAATGCAGCAGGAACTACTGTAGCAGCAGATGTGGATGAATACAAAGTAGCAGCAGCATCAACTTCGGTTTCTGCAGCTGACATTGCAAGAACTACAGCACTGGGTGAAAACTCTGTTGTAGATTCACCAGATGGTTTAATTATCACAGCAACTACTGCTGGAAATAATGCAACTGGACTTATTACAGTTCAGATGACATACGTTCTAGACTAGTAAATAGAATTTTAGGCGGTGGAAGCGAGAGTGGAAACCGCCTAGAGTGTATGAAAAAAATACAAGATTTAAAACCTGTATTACATTTTAAAAAAGACAATTATGTATATAGGTATGTGTTAGTTGATAGGTTCAAACATGATTCTAAATATCATTATGGATTTGATGCTAAAGAAGAGAGAACAGAAGAAGAAATATTTGCGTTAGAAAAAGATAGACAAATAAGACGTAAGTATATTATAAGGAAGTAGTATGGCATCAACAGTAGACATTTGTAATGGAGCATTAAATCAACTAGGTGCAACAACTATACTTTCCTTAACAGAAGATTCAAAAAATGCTAGACTTTGCAACTCAAGATATACACAAGTAAGAGATGCAGTATTTAGATCACATCCTTGGAATTGTTTACAAAAAAGAGTTCAACTAGCATCATCAACAAATACTCCTGCATGGGGTTATAAGTTTCAATTTGATTTACCGGGTGATTGTTTAAGATTATTAAGAATATTAGACTTTGATTCAAACTATCAAGTAGAAGGTAGATCAATATTATCTAACAATGAAACTATGAAAATATTATATATATCAAGAATAACAGATGCCAATCAATATGACGAGTTATTAAGAGAAACTTTATCTGCTGCATTAGGTGCAGATATTGCTTATGCAATAACATCTAACAATACTACATCACAAAATATGATTGCTAACTATCAAGATAAATTAAAAGATGCTAGATTTGTAGATTCAACAGAAGGTCAAAACGTAACTCAAGAAAATGGTATGGCAGATACTATTGATGCCGGTACATTCATAAACTCAAGGTTTTAATAAATGGCTAGAGTAGCTGCACAACTTACAAACTTTACAGCGGGTGAGCTATCACCAAGATTAGATGGTAGAGTTGATCTAGCAAAATATCCAGCAGGATGTGCAACTGTAGAAAATATGGTTATCTATCCTCATGGTGCAGCAGCTCGTAGACCGGGTACACAATATATTGCACCAGTAAAAACAAGTAGTGCAAAAACAAGATTAATACCTTTTGAATTTTCTACAACACAAACTTATATTTTAGAATTAGGAAATCAGTATATTAGATTCTTTAGAGATAATGGTCAAATACTATCTGGTGGTTCTCCTTATGAAATATCATCACCTTATTTAACTGCAGAATTATTTGATATTAAATTTGCACAAAGTGCTGACGTAATGTATATTACGCATCCCAATCACAAAACTAGAAAACTATCTCGTACAGGTCATACGTCTTGGACATTAACAGAAGTTGAATTTACTAATGGACCATTCCTAGATACCAACACATCCACAACAACTTTAACAGCAAGTGGTGTATCTGGATCTGTAACTATAACAGCTTCATCTAGCACATTTGTTTCTACAGATGTTGGTAGACAAGTTAGAATAGGATCTGGTCATTCAAAAATTACAGCATTTGGTTCTGCAACATCTGTTACTGTAACTACAACAACTAACTTTCCAAATACAAACGCATCAACAGATTGGTCATTAGGTGCTTTCTCAACAACTACTGGTCATCCTTCTTGCGTATCATTCTTTGAACAACGTCTAGTGTTTGCCGCAACATTAAATAATCCGCAAACAGTTTACTTTTCTAAATCTGGTGATTATGAAAACATGGATGCTAACATTGGTGGTACTGTAGCTGATGATGATGCAATCATTTATACAATCGCATCTAATCAAGTTAATGCAATAAGATTTATGGCAGCCAGTAGAACTTTAATTATAGGTACTGCAGGTGGTGAATTTACAGTAAGTGGTGGTGGAGATAATGATGCTGTAACTCCAACTAATGTTATGATTAAAAAACAATCTAACCATGGTGCAGCAAATACAGATGCAATCGCAGTTGGTAACGCAACTTTATTTTTACAAAGAGCAAAAAGAAAAATTAGAGAACTAGCTTATAACTT